AAACACTTCCAATTGTAGAGCTTTACACTGCAGTACAGTCAGAGGGAAGTAGAGCAGGATATCCTACAGTAGTAATTCGCACCACTGGATGTACTCACCGCTGCTGGTTCAACGAAGGTGGATGGTGCGATTCTTGGTATACAAGTATACATCCTGAAAAAGGGCATATTAGTTTCCAAGACATTATTAACATGTACGATAAGAATCCTCACATCACAGAGATGATGCTAACAGGAGGATCACCTACAATGCACCCAGCATTAGTAAATGAATTAACACATTTTGCACATGAAAGAAATATTTTCATTACAATTGAAACCGAAGGAAGTCATTTTCTTGAAACAGATTATCCAATTAATCTATTATCAATCTCCCCTAAGTTTTCTAATTCTGTTCCTAAGGTTGGTGTACTTACACCTCAAGGAGATGTGGTCGACGATAAAATGGTTAAGCAACACAACAAGTTAAGACTTAACTACGATGCGATATCTAAATCTATTTCATACCATTCTGACTACCATTTAAAACCAGTATGGGATGGTGAAGATCAAGAATCATTAAATGAAATTCTAGGTTGCATTAAAATGCTAGATATACCTCAAGACAAAGTATGGTTCATGCCAGCTGGTGATACAAGAGAAGCATTAATGAAATCATATCCTAAACTAATGGATTGGGTTAGAGATAATGGTTATAGATTTACAGGAAGACCTCACATAATAGCTTTTGATACAGAAAGATGCGTTTAACAGAATCTCACATATCGGAATTTGATTTACTAAACACCATATGGTTTTTATGGTGTAATCAAAAAATTAATTTAGGTGATGTAAAACATTTTACTCAAGATTTGGATCTCCAAATAGACTTTATTACATTTAACGGATATAAATTTACAAATAAAGATAAAACAATTATTTATTCTTATGGCAGACAATAGAAAAAAAGTCCACAACGATTTAGAAGTGGTACAAGTAGGTTTTGCTAATGGTGTTGCACCTGGTTTCCCTTTAACGGACCTTGATAAACAACGTATGATTGAAGATGCCGCGGAAGCGTATGGTCAGTTTTTAACAGCGTTAGGTTGTGATTGGAAAAACGACCCTAATAGTTCTGATACACCAAAACGTATAGCTAAAAAATATGTTTTGGAGCAATGGAAAGGTAGATATGATATTCCACCAGCTATTTCATCTTTTCCAAGTGATGGTTTTAGAGGAATGGTTGTTCAAACCAATATACCTTTAACAAGTATGTGCAGTCATCATCATGAAACCATAACAGGGAGAGTGCATATTGCCTATATACCTGGGGATGATGCTAGAGTAATTGGTTTATCTAAACTAAACAGATTAGTAGAACATTTTGGGAGGAGAGGAGCTATCCAGGAACAGTTAACAGTCGCAATTCATAGCGCTGTAAATAAAGTATGTGAGGGGAATATTGGGGTAGCAGTCTCAATAGTAGGAGAACATAATTGTGTAAGTTGCAGAGGTACTAACCATAAAGGGTCAGCAATGGTTACCAGTGAATTAACAGGAGTTTTTAGAGAAAAACCTGAGGTTAGAGATGAGTATTTTAAATCAATTGAAATAGCTTCACATTATAAGTTAAACTCTTAGTAAACTTTAGTAATTCTTCTTGAGGTTTTATATATTTATAATAAACATTAATTATGATAATATACTTAACTACAAATTTAATTACTCAAGAAAAATATATAGGTAAAGATAGAAATAATTCTCCCTCTTATATTGGAGGGGGAGTTAATTTAAAAAAGGCTATTAAAGAGTATGGTAAAGAAAATTTCAAAAAAGAAATACTAGAATTATGTACTGATTTAACAGATCTAAAACAAAAAGAACTTTATTGGTTAAATTACTATGATGCTGCTAATAGTATAGATTTTTATAATTTAACTAATAAAAGTCATGGTAGTATAAATGGTCCTACTAAGACTCAAGCTTATTTAGATAGAGGTAATTCTATATCAATCTCCCGAAAAGGTAATCATTATCCTGAAGCTAGTAAATCACAAAAAGGTTTATTAAAACCCAAAGTGAGTAAGGCATTAACTGGTAAGAAAAAGACCGCTGAGCATTGTTATAATCTTAGTCAAGCTAAATTGGGGATACCTAGTAAAAGAAAAGGTAAACCTGATTTGAAGCAAAAAGGAGTACCTAAGCCTGGAGCCGGAGGGAAAGGTAAACCTCATCCTGGTGCAGGTCCCAAAGAAGGTAAATATATTATTAATATTGAAACTGGAGAAGAATTTACATCTGTTAAAAAATGTATGGAGTCCTTAGGAATTGGTAAAACTAAAATGTATGTTATGTTAAAAGATGTTAATAGTAAATTAAAATACAAAATATAATGGCTTTAAGAATTGAAAATAAAATCTACTTAAGTTGGGATGATGTATCTCAACTAGTAGACACATTGTGTGAAAAAATAATTACTGATCTACCTAACATAGATTCAGTATTTGGTGTTTCTAGAGGTGGTTTAATCCCAGCCGTGTTAATATCACATAAATTAGGGTTACCTTGGTCAGATGTAATGTATCCTAACACTTTAGTAGTAGATGATATTTGTGATACAGGAGAAACATTAAAAAACTGTATTGGAGGTTATACAGCAGTATTACATTATAAACCTCATACTTCATGTTATGTGCCTAACCTATGGGCTTCAATACATGAGGGAGATGAATGGATTATTTATCCATGGGAAAGAAAAGATTCACAACCAATACAAGATTATCTAAACAAATAAAGTTATGACCAGATTAGAACAAAAGCAAAATGAATTAATTGAATTACTTAAAACTCAAGTTGTAGATTTATCTATGATGTCTAAAATAGAATTAGAGGATGATGTAATTGAAGAATTAGGAAAAATTAATGCTGAAATTATTAAATTAAAAAATATTTCTGTACCTTTTATAGACGAGGTAGAAGAATTTAACAAAACATTTGGAAAACCAGTTAATTATGAACCAACAATCCCAGAGAGGAAAGAATGGATGTTCGTCTACGATTTTATTCGAGAAGAGCTTGAAGAGTATAAAGAAGCTTGCGAAAAGGGAGATATCGTGGAAATACTTGATGCTCTTTGCGATATTACCTATGTTTCTCTGGCCAATGGTGCTTTATTACATGGACTCAAAAACAAAATTCTCCCAGCATATGCTGAGGTTCAGGCTTCAAATATGTCGAAGGCTTGCCAAACAGAAGAAGATGCTATTGCCACGACAAAATCCGAAGCCCTAAGAATAGGAGAAGAAACCTATTATGAACAAGTAGGAGATAAATGGGTAATATATAGAAAATCTGATAAAAAGGTATTGAAATCCCTTAAATACTTCAGACCGGACTTAAAACAATTCTTTACAGATAAAGAACTTCAAAAATCATACTTAAAACAATTAACAGGAAATTAACTTAAAAACAAACAAACATGACAACATTACAAATTACAGGATTAGTAGTATTTATAGTAGTAATAGCAGGTATATTAGGATATCTATTTCAAGCCGGTAAGAACTTACAAGACCCCCCAACTGAGAATTTTGATCAGTATACCGAACAGGAATTGGAGAATATTAAACTAGCAGAAGAGCTTTATAATAGAGATACTAGATCGCAAGCAACTAAACAAGCACTAGAAGTTGAAGTAGTAGAACCAGAGTTTGTAAATCAAGAAGATCAAACATCACAAGTATTCCCACCTGATGCAGCTATTAATACCCAAACAACATCAGAAACTCAGGAAAAAAACTCAGAGTCTTCAGTTGATAAACCAAAGAAAAAAAGAAAATATTATCCTAAAAATAAAAAATAATAATATTTATATTTTATAAATAAACGTTATGTCTGTTAAAAAGGTTTTGAAAGAACTAATCTTTGTGCAAATAGCATCATATAGAGACCCTGAATTATTACCTACTATTAAAGATTGTTTAGCTAATGCTAAATATCCTGAAAATCTACGTATTTGTATTGCTTGGCAACATGCTGAAGAAGATAAATGGGATAATTTAGATGATTATAAAAATGATCCACGCTTTAAAATAATGGATATCCATTACAAAGATGCTAAAGGAGTATGTTGGGCTAGAAACAGATTACAAAGACATTATAACGGAGAAAAATACACATTACATTTAGACTCTCATCACCGGTTCTCTAAGGACTGGGATGAGACTCTAATTAACATGCTAAAAGGTCTCCAAAAGAAAGGTCATAAAAAACCATTACTTACTGCCTATTTACCTGGATATTTCCCTAATAATGATCCTGAAGGACGCAATAACGAAGTATGGTTTACTAATTGTGATAGATATATGCCCGAAGGACCTATATTTGTTGCTCCAGGCCATGTACCAAATTGGGAAACACTCACAGAACCAATACCCGCTAGATTTTACTCAGGTCATTTTGCTTTTACTTTAGGTGGATTTACTCACGATGTGCCTCATGATCCTGAACTTTATTTTCATGGTGAAGAAACATCTATATCTGCTCGAGCATTTACTCACGGATATGATTTATTTCACCCCCATATTCCTGTTATTTGGCATGAATATACTAGAGAAGGAAAAAAACGTCATTGGGATGATCATGAGTTTTCTCCTTTAGATAAAGCTTCATTTAAAAAATATAGAGCATTATTTGGAATAGATAATGAAAGTAGAGAAGGTATGGACTTTGTTGGGTTTGACTTAGGAAAAGAACGTACATTAAACGAATTCGAGCGTTATATTGGGGTAGATTTTAAAGGTAAACGAATACAAAAACATACATCTGATCAAAAAATGCTTCCCATACCTAAAATGACTGAAGAAGAATGGGAATCAAATTTTGTAAGACGTTTTAAATATTGTATTGATCTTTATAAACCATCTGTACCTGATGAAGATTATGATTGTTGGGTAATAGCATTTAAAAATAAAGACGGTGTTGAGATAGCTAGAATGGATGCTGATATAAATGAAATCGCTCAAATTAAGCAATCTAATCCTACTGGTCACTTCTACAACATATGGAGAGAATTTGATTGTTTGGAATATCCTAAAAGTTGGCTTTTATGGCCACATAGCCCCTCTAAAGAATGGGATCATGAAGTTATACAAAACGAAATACCTTACTAATGAAAAAACCAAACAATAGAAAAATATTCATTCACCTACCAGCTTATAGAGAACCAGAATTAATTCCTACAATTAAATCTGCTTTAGAAAATGCTAAATATCCAAAACGTTTAGTATTTGGTATTTGTAGACAATTTAATCCTGAAGATGGGTTTGATAATATTGATGAATATAGAAACGATAAACGTTTTAAAATTATAGATATACCTTATGAACAAGCAAAGGGTTTACCTTATGCTCGTTATCAAATTAATACATTATTAACTGATGAAGAATATATATGTCAATTAGATTCACATCATAGATTTGCGCAAGATTGGGACATTACATTAATTGAAATGCACGACCAATTGAAAGCTAAAGGACATAAAAAACCTATATTAGCTGCTTATTTACCTTACTATAATCCATTTAACGATCCTGCCGAGCGTACTATGGAACCTTGGCAACAAACATTTGCTTGTTTTTACCCTCACGGTACTATATTTATCCGCCCTTCTTTGTTACATGGGTGGCAAAACATGACAGAACCAGCACCATCACGATTCTTATCAGGACATTTTTGTTTTGCTGATGGACATTGGGCTAAAACTGTTTTACATGACGCCGATATCTTCTTTAGTGGTGAAGAATTAAATTTAACTGTACGTTCTTATACTCATGGTTATGATATGTTTCACCCACATAAATTAGTAATTTGGCATGCTACTATGAGAGAAGAGCGTAGTGGTAAATTAGTATGGGATGATCAAAGTAAACGTGGTGAAGATTGGTGGTCTCAACAAGATCTAGCTCGAGCTAAAATTAGACAATTACTTCGTACAGAAGATAATGGTTTTGATTTAAATGGATATGATTTAGGTACAGAACGTACTTTAAGAGATTATGAAAAATACGCTGGTATCCATTTTAAAAAACGCTCAGTACAAAAATATACTTTAGATAATAGTTATCCTCCTAATCCATACTATTTAGATGATCAGGAATGGGAAGATTCATTTATGTTTTCATTTTATCAATTAATTCAATTTAGTAAATCTACATTTAAACATGATGATTATGATTTTTGGGTTTGTGCTTTTGATGATGAAAATGGAAATGAAATTTGGAGAGAAGATTACAAAGAATACCAAATTCGCAACATATTAAACTCCCCAGGTGATTGGTATAGTGAAGAAAAATTTTTCTTAACAGAAACTGTTCCTGCTCGCTGGGTAATATGGGCACATAGTAAATCTCAAGGATGGGTAGAACGAATCGAAGAACAAACCAATTATAAGAAATAAATGATGGACTTAAATACATTAAAACCAAAAAATACTAATCATAAAAAAATTAGATTAGGCCCTCCCGAGGATGGAGGATATGTAATGCCCGAAATTATACTTGAAACTTGTACTGCTTTATTTACATATGGAGTAGGAAATGAAATTCGATATGAATTAGAGTTTGCTCAAAAATATAATAAACCTGTCTATATGTTTGATCATACTATAGGTAGAGAAAACTATTCAATAAATGAATTTATACACTTCTATGCTGAAGGTTTAGGGTTTGAGGAAAAATGTAAAGATGTAATTGAGCATTACAATGAGTTAAAAATAGAAGGTGATATTTTTTTAAAAATTGATATTGAGGGTGCTGAATATGATTATTTGTTGCAAACTGATATTGAAAAAATAGCATCTTTTACAAATGGTATTAATTTAGAAATCCATTGGATAGATGATATTAATAACAGAAATAAACTTATTCAAATATTAAATAGTTTAGCTCCTTATTTTACATTATGTCATATTCATGGAAATAACTGGGGTGGTTTATGGAGTTATGAAGGATTTGATATACCAAAAGTACTTGAATTATCCTTTATAAATAAAAAATTAGTGGAATTAGAAGAAGAAGATAAACAAACTTACCCGATTAGTGGGTTAGATGTAGCTAATAATCCTAATGTTCCTGATTATTTATTAACTTATATAAATTAATATTAATAAACTATAAAAATTATGAATCAAGTCGTAGTAACACTTACCACTATCCCATCTCGATTAGTCCCTGAAGCTCTTGAACACGGAATTATAAGTAACATTAATTCATTGTTAAATCAAGATTATGAGAATGAATACGAAATACATCTTAATGTACCTTCTATATTAAAACATACTGGTGAACCCTATATTATACCTGAATGGATACGAGAAATTTCAAATAATAATCCTAAATTCAAAATATTTGATAATTTAGAAGACTTAGGCCCTGTTACTAAATTAGTCTATACTTTAAAACGAGTAGTTGACCCTGAAGCAATCATAATAGTTTGTGACGATGATTTAATATACCACCCAAATATGGTAACAGAACAAGTAAAAAATCAAAATAAATATCATAACACCGCAGTAGGGTATGATGGTATGGGAGCTATAGACCCCACAGTATTCGATGATATAAGAAATCACTATGTGGTCTCAGTATCTAAAGATATAGAGGTAAATATGTTACAACATTATAAAACCGTATCATATAGACGTAGATTTTTTGAAGATGACTTTTGGATCGACTTTGCTTCACATTCCTGGAATGATGATATATCTGTATCCGCTTATATGGGTAAACAAGGTATTAAAAAACTAGTTGCTTGTTATGAACACGACGAACCTCTACTTACTATTGAAGAGTGGAGAGCAAAAGGTGGTGTTACTACATTTCCTGTATTAAGACATACATCTCATGAACAAGCAGAAGGGTGTACTTTATATAGAGCAGCTCAATTAGATGATAATTATATGTATTTTGTTAGAGCAGGATATATAAGATAATACATAAAACTAAAACATGGATTTAATTTCACAAACATTACATTATATCGGCCAAACCTACCCCGATGCTTCTGTAATACAAATAGGAGCAATGGATGGTATTAATTTCGATGATACTAGAGGATTTTTAGATATGTACAAATGGGATTCTCTTTTAGTAGAACTCATACCAGACATATTCAATGAAC